GTTTCCCAGTCACGATCAAGGGGTTTAGTAAGACAGGACAATACTTCTTAGAACATGGCGTTTATACTAAATTGCATCCTGTCTATGATAAACCCGAATTTGATGCTTTTTGGGACAAGGAAGAAAAGAGAAGAAAAGAAGGTATGGTTCTACCTTGTGCTCTAGTTAAGAAAGAGGACGGTAGATACGTACGACAAGACTTACATATAACGGGGGAGCATTATGGCTACCTCAACTTCGCGCCTATCAAACGTGTTGCCAAGGAAACACTAGCGAAGATTGAACAATACTTAATTGAGGGTAAAGACGTAGCCGAGCTATCAGAGCAAAAGGTTGTGTCTTTGCCCCAATTTTTTGATAGCGATTATTACTACTTCAAATCTGTAGAATTAGCAAGAAATAAAGGAAGACACTTAGTGGTGGGTAAAGCTCGTCGTAAGGGATACTCTTATAAGAATGGTTGGATTAGTGCTAACCGTGCTGATTTGTACAGAAATACTACTACTGCTTTAGGAGCTTTCCACGCTAACAGTTTATATCCCGAAGGAACAATGCAGATGACTAATGACTATCTGCAACATATCAATAAACATACTGATTGGTTTAAGAGGAGACTTATTGATAAACAGGACTTCATTAAGTTTGGTTATAAGTACAACGATGGGTCTGGTGTTGAACACGGATATAAGAGTGTTGTTCTCGCGGCCTCCTTTGCTCCTAATAATGCCGGGGCATTGAGGGGTAAGAGTGCCGACTTTATGATGATTGAAGAGGCCGGTAAAAACCCTATCTTAAAAGCTATCTTAGCTAGTACGTTACCTACGTTGAAGACAGGTACTATCTTAAGTGGTTTAATGATTGTGTTCGGTACTGGTGGAGGTGAGTCTAAACAATGGGAAGGATTCGAGAACTTATTTTACGCTCCTAGTGCTGATGATTTCTTGAGCTTTAACAACGTATGGGACGAAGATAGTTTAGGTACTGAATGTGGTTTCTTTGTACCTAGTTATATGGGTAAAGAAGGTTACATTGACCAACACGGTAATAGTAACGTACCTGGGGCCATTGCTTTCGAGACTGAAATGCGTGAGAAAAAGAAGAGGTCTAAGGATGCTAAGAAGTTGTCTGACTATATCATGGAGGAACCTTTTACTCCTAATGAAGCATTTAGTCGTGATAGTAGTGGTATCTTCCCTGCGGAGGAGATTTCTATGCAGTTGAAAAGAGTACAGAAAGATCCTGACATTAAATCTTTGATTCAGACTGGTAATTTAGTGAGAACTGAGAAGGGAGTTATCTTTAGAGATAAGTTGTTTATGACTGACGATGAATTGAAGAGATATCATCCTCCTATTACTAACTTCCCTATTAAGAAAGAAGACGACGCTCATGGGTGTTTCTGTATGGTGCAGAGTCCTTACAGGATTACGGACACTAGACTACATATAGGTAAGACTATGAATAGGAATAATATTCCTGATAACTTATATAGGATATGGCATGACCCGTTTGCTCTGAATAAAGAGACAGATGAGATTAAGGCAGGAGACTCTCTTGGATGTTTCTTTGTATATGAAAGAAACAACAACTTTACTCCCGGTGGTGGGGATAGGATTGTAGCTTGGTTTACAGGTCGTCCTAGTACTACTGATGCTTTTAATGAAATTATGTTTAAGGCGGCTGATTACTATAACGCTGTGATTCAGTTTGAGAATGACCGTGGTGACGTATATACCTACGCCAAAACACACAATAGATTACATCAATTAGCTGATGAACCTGAGATACTTTGGAAGAAAGCTATACAAGGTAAAAAGACAGGTAGAAAGAAAGGTATTAATATTAACACTCAAAGAAAGTATGACGGTGTGATTTATTTAAGAGACTGGTTAATAACTCGTCGCGGAAAGGGAGAAATTGACGGAAATTTACTAAATTTACATTATGTCTATGATGAGGCTTTTCTTAAGGAGTTGTTAAGATTTAAGCTCGATAAAGGTAACTTTGACCGTGTCTCTACTGGTATTGTAGGACAGTATGATACAAAGGAACTATTCCACGTTGAAATAAGGAAGCCTGTGGTTCATCAAGATACTACTAATATATTTAATAGAGAGTTATTCTAAACAAAACATTATGTATGTACTACCAAGACAAAAATTAACTACCGCTCAGAAGAACGAACGAGACGCTGTTTCGGGGAAGACTTGGGGCGAATCTACCATAGATTTTTATATTGATGAAGTTGATATTAATACAAGAGACAATGTCTTAGACCAATACAGGTTACTAGAAGGAGTCTTAAACGAACAGGACTATAACTATGTATTGAACCCTTATAACACTACGATAGATAGGTATAAAAGATTCGGTGCTAAGTTGCGTAACTATGATATCATTAGTCCTGTTGTTAACTTATATCAAGGGGAATATGGTAGTAGATTTAAAAACTTCACTGTATTAGAAAGTAATGACGGTCAAGACAACGAGTACAAACAAGGGTTAAATGACTTGATTTTAGATTACTATAGACAGAAGACTATCAACGACGTTAATGCTTTGGGTATTGATACCGGTGCTGATAGTGTAGAACAAGGTAACTTAGAGGATACTATTAATAAGTACAATGAAGATTACGATGAAAACAGGATTATCAGTGGTCAAGAAATATTAGAATTTATCTACAATGACCAAGACTTAGATGATAAGCATCAAGATGCTTTTAGAGACTGGTTAGTAGCTGGTCGTACTTTTACTTATAAAGGTATCCATCATAACGATATTGACTACGAGGTAGTACCGCCTTGGCAGATTACAGTACCAGAGCATACTGGAAGTAACTTCTCTGAGGACGCACCGTGGGTAGTAAGGAGACAGGTTATGACATCTAATCAGATTTTAGATAGATGGCATGGTAAGTTAACTGAACAGCAAGTTAATTGGTTAGAGACTGAGGGTAGATATGATACTTTCGGTCATACTGCGGGTTATGTTAACTTACAAAGTGAATGGATTAGTGATAGAGACGACTATGATAAAAAGAGTATCTTACAAGAGGTACACGGTATCGAAGTATTCCACGTTCAATGGAGAACATTTAAGAAGGTTGGGCTATTAACTACTATCGACGAACTAGGTCAAGTTGTTGAGATTGAAGTAGATGATACTTATAGAATGAAAAAAGACCAAGGCGATATCAGTATCGAATGGGATTGGCAAAGTGAAGTATGGGAAGGATGGAGAATCGGGTATGAATATAGTAACATCTACTTAGACGTTCGTCCGTTACCATATAATAGAATGGAGCTAAATAATAGCTCTGCTCAAAAACTAAGCTACAACGGAAGAATTAATAAAAGTGTAGCAGGTAAAATCTTAAGTGTAGTAACTGCGGGTCGTCCGTATCAATTAATCTTCAATATACTACACTACCAACTAGAGAAGGCAATCAACAAGAATAAAGGTAAGGTTATGGTTATTCCACAAGGTGTTATACCTAAAGGTATTAACGGATGGGATGAAGAAAAGTTTATGTACTATACTGATGCTAGTGGTATGCTAATTATAGACGAAACTCAACCTACTGCGGGTCTGGCATTACAGGCGATAAAACCTCTCGACTTAAGTCTCGGGCAATTTGCCAAAGAGAGTATTGAACTTATGCAATCTGTTAAGCAGGAGTTTTGGGACTTAATTGGAATGAACAGACAAAGATATGGTGACATCAAGGCTAGTGAAGGTAAAGGAACTTCTGAACAAGCTGTTTATCGTAGTGCTATTATTAGTGACGAACTGTTCAGAAAATTTGAAAAATTCCAAGAGAAAGATTATGCAGGTTTGTTAGATTTGTCTAAATTAGCGTATCTTGACGGAAAGAAGGGAAAGTATGTAAATAGCCAAGGACGAGAGGCATTTTTGAGCTTAAACGCTGACGATGCTTTATATAAATTAGAAAGTGACTATAATGTACACGTTAAAAACAGTCGTCAAGAGAGTGAAAATATCCAAATGGCTAAAGAGTTTGGATTCAGCTTAGGGCAAAACGGAGATGCTAAGACTATGCTAGAATTAATAGAAAGTACTAACTTCACTAAAACTAAGAAGATTATAGAGAAGATAGACGAAATGAACAAAGCTAGAGAACAAGCATTACAAGAGTCACAACAAGCTAGTGCTGAGGCTATCGAACAAAGCAAGGCTCAAACTCAGGAAAGTAAGAATCAAATTGAAATCTATAAAGCTGACAAAGATTACGACAAAGCTATCGACGTCAAGTTACTAGAGATACAAGACAACGATTTGAATAACGATGGTGTTCCCGACAATACAAGAGATGGAGGAGGTAATGACAGAGAAACTATGAACGAAACTGTCCGTATGAATAACCACAAAATCAACGTTGATAACAAAGCGCATCAATTAAAAAGAGACGAGTTCAGACTAAAGATGCGTGACCAACAAATTAAGAAAAAAGAAAGCGAGGCTAAAATCAAGCAGATGAATAAACCTCAACCGACAACAAGCAAATAATTAATAATAGATTTATAACTAATAATAAGTATTATGGCAGACAATTCAGAAGATATCATCGACATTGATACGCTACTTAGTACAGGAGCTGATAACGATAGGACTCCTACTCCGGAGCCTCCTGCTCCTGACTCTGAACCTCCTGCTCCACCTGCACCAGAGGATACACTTCCAAGTGATGATGGTAACGGGGATGAAGACGGTGCGGACAATTTAAGAAAAGAATTAAGTACATTCGGAAATGAAGATGGCTTAAGCGACGACCAAAAGGCTATCCGAACTGAGCTATTAGAAAAGCACGGAGGGCATACTTTTGACCAAGACGGTAATATCATTGATAAAGACGGTAATATTCATAAGTCTTTTGACGACTTATTAAAATATGCTCTTGAAGATGATACCTTAACGGTTGATGCCGATGGTAACCAAGTAGACGAGGATGGTAATATAGTTAAGACTAGACTAGAAATAGCTAGAGAGACTACTGCCATTAATCGTATTCACGAAAACTCAGGATATGAGTTCTTAGATGATAACGGTAATGTAAAGGTGTATGAAGACACCGATGACGGTGTGATGGAGTTCTCTACTGACTTCGCTGAAAACCGTTTTAATGATTGGAGACAAGCATTCTTTAATCAAAACCCTGTTCTAGCTGAGGTTGCTAAGCATCTTCTATCAGGACATGACATTTCCACTTTCCACAAACCTGTAGATTACTCTCAGATTGATACAACTAAGCTAAGTGATGCCGAGAAAGAAATGTACGTTAGACGCTCATTAGAGTTGTCAGGTATGAATAACGGTCGTATTAACGGTTTAGTTGAGTTATTCAAGTCTAGTCAGACTATGGATAGAGAGGTACTTAATGCTTTAGATCACCTAGAGGCTTACGAAGCTCAAGCAGTTCAACAAAGAGATGCTGATTATCAAGCTATGGAAGAGCAGAGAGAAGCAGATATGGAAAAATATTGGGATGGTGTAGAGGAAACTGTTACTAAAGGTAACTTAGGAGACATTAAGATTCCTGAGAACGAAAAACAGGCTTTCTTTGACTATCTTGCTACACCTATTGATGATGCAGGTAATACTAGAGAACTAGTTGACAGAGAAAACGAAGATTTAGAACGTACTTTAACCTTTGCTTATTTAAGGTTTAAAGGGTATGATTTAAACGCTCTCGTTAAAAACAAAGTAACTCTAGCTAAAGCTCAATCATTAAGAGAAAGACTTAGAAAAAGTTCAAAGTTGAAACAAGGCTCTAATAACCCCTCTAAAAACAAGGGTCAATTAACTGCCAATGATGTTACTATTGACAACTTACTTTCATAGATTTTAACATTAATTAAAAAACGTTTTTAAGAATGGCAACCATTTTAAACACTAACCTAGCGAATCAGAACTTAGGAAGAGTACTTTTCCACGAACGTTTCGATTCTAATGGGTTTACTTCAAACAAATCCCTTGCGGAGATGAGACTCACTAAGAGTGATACTCTCAATCCAGTTATTACTCACCTTATGGGTGCAGAGAACAAAATGTTTCCTCTTACTTTCTTAACAGAAGGTCAAAAAGGAGGAATGAAACGTAACGAAATTCAGGACGTAGAATACAACTGGCCTGTAATCACTCGTATGAAGAAGAGTGATGCTATCGTATCGCACGAATATGCAACAGGTGATACAGTTGGTCGTGGGGGTGCCCCTTTCCAATTAGTATTCCGTACTAATTTCTTAAAGAATCAACACTTGATTCATAGTCCTAACGGGTTACAAGCTCGTGTTCAAGGTAGACCTCGCCCTGTGGGTAATGGTTGGCTGTACACATTAAGACTTATCTATCGTGACTCAGAGGAGTCTGTAGCATTAAGCGAAATCACACCGAATACCTTATGGGCTATGGTAGGTGGTGCGCCTGTATCTGAGTCTCACTCTAGTGGTAACGAAAGTAACAAGCAAGCTCCTGGTAAACTAAAGAACCAAATCTCTATTATTCGTAAGTCTTATGAGGTAGGTGGTAACGTTAAAGAACGTACTGTGGAGTTCCAATTCAATATCAAAGGTAAAACTACTTCTTACTGGATGCCTTTTGAGGAGTACCAACACGAGATTGAATTTAAGACTGCTTGTGAAGAGCATTTATGGTGGTCTCGTTACAACCGTGATGCCCAAGGAAACATCACCACTATTGACGACGAAACAGGATTCCCTATCCCTATGGGTGGAGGTATCAACGACCAAATCCCACATCAGGATTCTTACGGGCGATTAACTGTTTCTAAGTTACATAATACTGTAGGTGACGTACTATACGGTGGTACTGATACCGGTAACATGGACGTTGTCTTATTTACTGGAAAAGGTGGTGCTCGTGAATTTGACCGTGCTATTAAGGACGAAGTTAACGGAGGTTCTTCAGGATGGCGTTTAATCGAAGGTAACGTTGCTGATAAGTTCGTTACTGGAAGTGGGCCTCACAAGTTATCTTTCGGTGCTTACTTCAACCAATACAAGCATGTAGATGGTCACACTATTACCATTAAGATGTTAAACTTACTAGACTTCGGTGGACGTGCAGATAACGCTCCTAAACATCCTGAGACTGGTTGGCCGTTAACTTCTTACGAAATGTACTTTGTTGACATGAGTACATACGATGGTGAGCGTAACGTACAAATGGTGTCTCAAAAAGGTCGTTCTATGGTTCGTGGTATTGAGCAAGGTATGACTTTAGTAAAAGGAAAGTCTTACGGAGATTATAGTGGTAACACTATGAGTTCTAATATGATGAACGTATCTACTTCTCAAGACAAGACATCAATCCACTTCTTGAAGACTTTAGGTGTAGCTATTCGTAGAAACACTCACTGCTTCAAATTAACTTGTGATTTATCATAAGAAAATAAAGACTAATTTATAATGTAACAAATAGGAGATTAAGTTCTCCTATTTGTTTTAAACAATAAAAATAACTTAAATGGAAAATACTGCACAAACTATTAAACCTAAAGATTTACGAAGTACTCTTACTGTATCTGTTCGTAGAAAGGCTGGACTAGGTCTCCCTGGGGATGATTCTAGTTTATATAATATCAAGATTGGTTCTTCTCTACGAGGGAAAGGCCCACTAAGAGGTCTTGACCCTGAGGAAGAGAAACTCTATTTGCCTGATATTCTAGGTGTCGATCCTAGTGATGTTCATTGGCGTAAAAACGTGTCTGATTATTGGCATAGTATCAGCGAGCCTGTACCTGCCGACCAAAAAGATGTTGCAGATGATGCTGTACAAGGTCGTATGATGACTTTTACTGTTAAGTTTGCAAGTAAAGCAGACAAAGAGGCTTTCGAATCTACTCCTAGTTTAGAAGAGAAAGGTCGTTTAAGTTCTTATGAGAATGGTGCTGAGATTGTTGATGGGATTGAAGATTATGTACTATTCCGTTACTGTTTAGTATATGGTAGAGTAGCTAATCAAATGGCTGATGTAAAGAAAAGTGCTAAGATTAGATTCTACTTATTTAGTAAAGAGAATGAGAACAAGTTGAAGCACGCTACTATGAAGTTAAGAGGACAAGCCATGACTATATTCTACAGTTACTTAGACCCTGAGAAGGAGAAGAGTGTAGAAGCATTATTAAGAATGTTTGGTCATAACGTTACTTCTTTAAAAGAGTTGAACGAAAAGCACTTGAAACTTGAGGAATATGCTCAGAAAGAGCCTAAGAGATTTATCGACTACCATACAGATGCTAATTTAGGTATCAAAGCCAACATTAAGAAAGCCGTTGAAATGGGTATCATTCGTAGCCCTTCATTAAGTGATGCTTATTACTACGGCGATAACGATGCAGTTTGCTTAGGAACGTCTTTAGAAGATGCAGTATTGTACTTTAAATCAACCGAACAAAAGAACAAAGATATCGTAGCGACTATTGTTGCTAAGATGAAACAACACTAAACACTATGCTGACCCAAGAAATGCACTTGGAGATAGACTTAGAACTACAGAAACTAAACTCACAGATTAACAAAGAGATAACAGCCGAACAAAAAGACTGGTTTCTTAATAACGAAGTAAGGAAGTTTCTAAATCAAAGACTAAGCTCTGATTCCAACAGAAAAAGGACTGGGTTTCAGGATACGGTTAAACGAATAGATGACTTAAGAGAATTGGTAAGGACTAGTAACTTACCAATTCAAACTGATAGTGATGGGGGTAAGTACGTGATACTACCCCCTTACTATTTTCAGTACGTCAGGTTCGATGCTTTTATGTATAGAAGCTGTGTTAAGCCTACTCCTGCTACCACCTCCGAAACTTTATATACCGCAAATGTTCAGTTGAACATACCTAGCGGTACTTTGACCTCTTACACAATTACTTTAAATACTCCTACGGGGAATAGAGTATTGTTTACGCTTACGGACTTACCTACTAATTACCTTATAGGTACTACTGTAGGTACTCAACGCTTTAGATTACTTAATGCTATTCGTATTAAGATTAAAGAAGTTATACGCACCCATTACCCTGACTCCTCCGTGTCTGTGTTTTGGGAAGATGCACCTAATAATAGTTCACTTTCTCTCTTTAGGATTGAAAGTACTACTCAATTTACTAACGTTGTGGTTAATGTTAACGGAACTAATACTACTACTGTTCCTGAGACCTCTACGAGAATGCGATATTTGAAATCGTCAACACCTTTGGTCGGGAATATTCGAGTAATAGACGCTGAATTTGCTCAAGAAGTTCGAAACTCTCCTCTCAGTCGTAGTAACGCCCGTAGTCCCATCGGTGAGTTGAGAGGCAATCGCTTGTACGTTTTTGACCCCGAAAGTGTGGTAATAGGTAGTTTAGATATTACTTATATTACTCAACCTGATGTAATTGATTTATCTTTGAATAGTAATCTCAACATGAGTACTAAGTCAGCTAAAGAAATTGTAAGCAATACTGTTAGGTTTCTAAAAGCTATTATCCAAGATAATAACTATGAGGCTTATGCTAGAGAAAATGTATTAATTGAATAAACTAAAGAATTATGAACAGAATATTCGTTT